TATCGAATCGAATACTGGCGCGCCGCTCGATCGCGCAATCGCTGTCTCGACGGAACCGCAATTTATCGCGGATTTCTACTTTGATATCAAAGCCGCCCGGCCTCTCCCGATGTTTGGCATCCCGGGTAACTTGGACCACTTCTGATGTTCGGCGCTCTCGGATCACTGTTCGCAAAAGGCTCCTTTCTTCGAGGTATTGCCCCCAGTATTATCGGGGGCATCTTCGGTAAATCTCAATCGGACTCATACGCAGATGCACAACGAGATACCAATCAAACCAATATCATGCTTGCCCGCGAAAACCGCGACTGGCAAGAAAAAATGTCCAACACGGCTTACCAACGCTCCAGTAAGGACCTGGAAGCGGCCGGCCTTAATAGAATACTCGCTCTTGGCCAACCCGCATCTACGCCGGCTGGTAATGTAGCCCAGGCCCAGAACCCGAAAGCCCAGGCAGTTCCTGCCGCGGCAATGGCAATACAAATCGCCCAGGGCCTGGCAAACATTAGTCTGACCAACGCAAAAGCGCGGGCAATCGAACCCCGCGCAAAAGGCGGCGATATCGTCTCTGGGACGATCGACGACATCAAGGAAATGCTCGATCCGTCGACCCCTTACGACAACCCTGTCGACGGCGCTATCAATTTCATCAAAAAGCAATTCAAACGCGAAAACCAAACGGGAGCTCGCACCCACCCTATGCCGGATTCGCAATACCGCGGCACGCCGGAAAACGTTAACTCGGCGAAACAACGATACGAGAACAATGCAATCGGCATTCAGGAAGTCCGACAAGGCTCTATCACGCAACACCTGGACGAATACGCCCGCGAATACAAAGCGAAACACGGTAAAGACCCGACTCCGGCTCAAATGAGAGCCGAATACAATCGAGTAAAGGATAAATACAGATGAGCATGAATTCCTCCGATTTCCGAAAGGAAAAAAAATATGATGATGGCCGGACAAAACAGGCCTTCAAAGACTCCACCGATGTTAATCGGCTACTTCAACGCCACGCGAAATCTGGCACGCTCTCGGCCCTGGCTAAAGTCGAGAATAGCTTCGGAGACTTCCGAGGCTTCGACTTCCACCAAGCTCAAAATATGATCGCCCAGGGCCAAACGATCTTCGAACAGCTGCCCTCAGAGGTCCGGCGAGAATTCGACCAGGACCCGCAAAAGTTCTTCAATTACGTCAACGATCCTGAGAAACAGGATAAACTGAACGAGCTCCTGCCTGCCCTCGCCCAACCTGGGCGGCAGATGCCTACGGCTAACCCTAAAGCTGCTGCCAATGCGGTCGAAGACCGCGCAAGCGAGCCTCAGGCGAGCGATAACCAAGCCGCCGAGCCCCAACCGGCGGCACCCCCCTCGGAGCCCTCTCCCGAGTAACTCAGGGCGTCACACGCGCCCTGCTAAACCTCAGCGCCCCCCTTGTGGGGGCGCTCTGCCATTTGTGCCTTACTTGACAACAAATGGCTAGGTGACACCTTTCAAGGTTCACCTTATGCACGTCTCTGCTCTCGAAGCTTGCGTAGTTAGCGAGTACGTGCTAAAAACTACGTTCTATGAACAAACCCAAACTACTTCTAATCGCCCTCTCTCTGGCGCTGCTTAGTGGATGCTCTGCCACATCTCTCCGTTGTGGTACAGACGGAGAGTCTTCTTTCGTTGACCTGGTCAACGTTCCCCAGGACATCTCTTCGCAATCCCGCTACTTCGCTGAACTTTGTGCCTTCGCTTACGAGGAACAAACCAAATGAACAGACGTAAAATGTCTCGCGGCGGTAGCCGCAAATACTTCTCCCGCAACGCGGGCTCTCACCCGAAAAACAGAATCACGCGCACAATGCGCGGCGGCATTAGGCTCTAACCCGTGGGGTGCTTCACCCCCCTAAAAGGATACGAAAACGAATCAAATGGAGCCTGGCAAAAACAAATCGCGCAAAACGCCCAACGTCCCATGGAAGTCGCTTGCGGCAGTTGTCTCGGTTGTCGTCTTGATCGTACTTTATCCTGGGCAATGCGAATCACTCATGAAGCAAGTCTGCACAGTGCTGATTCCGGCAATTGCTTTATCACCCTGACTTATAGAGATCCACGCGAATGTACCTTCGATCAATTGAAAAAAGGCTTACATCTGCCCGATCCCCCTACACTCGTCAAATCTCACTTTCAGAAATTTATGAAACGGCTACGGAAACACGTTGGCCACAAAGTCAGATACTTCCACTGCGGAGAATACGGAGATGAAACCAGACGTCCTCACTACCACGCCTGCCTCTTTAACGTTTCTTTTCCCGATCAGGCTCTCTGGCGTGATAACGATGGTGTCTACACGTTCTACAGCCCAACGCTCGAAAGACTATGGCCTTACGGTTTCTCCACTGTATCCGAGCTCAACTTCGAAACGGCTGCTTATACTGCTGGCTATTGCCTCAAAAAAATCACTGGCGAAAAGGCTGACGAACACTATCAACACATACAACCCGACACTGGTGAATTAACCTGGCTTCTGCCTCCTTATGCGACAATGTCACTCAAACCCGGGATCGGCGCTCAATTCTTCAAAGACTTCGCTCCGGACTTCTTCGACGACTCTGTTCCCGTACCTGGTAAAGGCGTGTTACGAAAAATGCCTAGGTACTATGAAAAAATCATGGAGGACCTCTACCCACGAGAAATGGAAAAAATCCACGAACACCGCGAGAAATACTTTCAGGACAACGTGGCTGAATACACACCCGAAAGGCTTCGCGCAAAATTTCGTGTTACCGAAAAAAAACAATCAATGAAAAAGAGAGAAATATGACACAAGAACGCACTGGCAAATACAGGGATCGCCAAAAAAATTCCCTGGCAAAAAAATCTATCAACGAGTTCTTTATAGACACGGCAAGAACTCAAAAACGTAAAAAGAAAAATGAACCCCGTCAGAACCTGCCGTAAATGCGGCTCACAAACTCGACGTTGGACAAAACACGTCGAAAGCGCCCATCAGTCCCGGTACTACTGCCAGGACGGATGTTCACCTAAAACCCCCGGAGTACACGTGGAAAACTATGTACCCGAATCCCTAAAAAAACTGCTGGAGAGACACCAATGAAACTTAACGCTTATTCAATTTATGACACCGCATCTGGTACGTTCATGCGCCCTTTCTTCACCACGGCTGATGGACAAGCCCTGCGCTCTTTCAAAGATATTTCAACGGATGCTGACCATGAAATTGGCAAACACCCCGAAGACTACACGCTCTATCGCCTGGGCATCTTCAACGACAACACTGGCGAATTTACCCCGGAAGTTCCGGAAGTTCTTGCAACGGCTCTGGCAATGGTTGCGGCCTCGCGTAATGTAGATCGCGAAAAAATGGACGCCTTCGAAGCCTCTATCTCACCAGGTGGTACTCAATGAAATCTGTAATGAAACACAACTTTGCTCAGGTCCCTCAGGCAAATATCCCACGCTCCTCGTTCAATCTGTCCCACGGTCACAAGACGAGCTTTGACTCCGATTACCTGGTCCCCTTTGGGGGACCTTGGGACGTTATCCCCGGCGATACCTGGAACGTAAACGCTCATCACTTCGTGCGGCTTGCTACACCGCTGCATCCGATCATGGATAACATCTACATCGACACGTTCTTCTTCTTCGTGCCGTACCGTATCCTCTGGGACAATTGGGAAAAATTCTGCGGCGCACAGACTGACCCCGGCGACTCGATCGACTATACAATTCCGGTTGTCACCGGGACCAACAATATGTCCGGTGAAGGGACCCTCTGGGATTACTTCGGACTGCCTCTGGATAATAAATCCGGCGCCCACTTTGATCCTGACGACGTAACTGTCAGTGCTTTGCCTTGGCGTGCTTACTTCAAAATTTGGAACGATTGGTTCCGCGACGAGAACCTGCAAGATTCGATTGACAATGCTACAGACGATGGTCCGTTCGCGATCGGTTCTGCTAACAAAGACCCGTTGAAACGCGGCAAGCGTTACGACTATTTTACCTCGGCGCTCCCCTGGCCTCAGAAAGGTAGCGATCCCGTCTCTATTCCGCTTGCTGGTACTGCTGATATTGTTAGCGACTCCACAAACCCGACGCTCGACTCGCCAACGGATACAGAAACAAACCGCTCTCTGTCTTCGCTAACTGATGGCGATCTGCACGCTGACTGGTCTGCCGCACTCGGCGCGACCCGCACAAATATTATCTGGAACAATCCCGGCCTCGAGGTCGATCTTACTACCGCCACGGCTACAACTATTAACGACCTTCGCCTGGCATTCCAAACTCAACGCCTTCTGGAACGTGACGCAAGGTCTGGAACTCGCTACGTTGAAACTCTCGCCGCTCACTGGGGCATCACGAACTATCCTGACGCTCGTCTCCAACGTCCTGAATATCTCGGCGGCGGCTCTTTCCCGCTGAATATCACCCCTGTTGCTGCTACTACTTCGCTCGATTCTACTGTCGCTCCTGGCGGCTCTGATGTATTCCAAGGTGATCTGGCTGGCTTCGGTACTGGCAACGGTCGCTCTGGCTTCACAAAATCGTTCGTCGAGCACGGCTTAATTCTGGGTCTCGTTAACGCTCGCTCTGATATCACTTATTCCCAGGGAATCGACCGGTACTGGGGTAAATCGACCCGCTACGACTTCTACTATCCGGTCCTCTCAAACATTGGCGAACAAAGCATTCTGCAATCCGAAATCTATGCTGACGGAACCGCCAACGACGATACGGTGTTCGGCTACACTGAACGGTATAACGAGTACAGGCATATCAATTCCCGATGCTCTAATCTGATGAACGTCGACGCGGCAGGTACTCTGGCTTCCTGGCATCTGTCCGAGGAATTCACGACTGCACCTTCTCTCGGCGCTACGTTTATCGAATCGAATACTGGCGCGCCGCTCGATCGCGCAATCGCTGTCTCGACGGAACCGCAATTTATCGCGGATTTCT